GTAACTACGTAACAAATCAATTCAAAGTGAAAAAATTGATTCATAACGCCTCCCATCATAGCACTGGAAGAATGGGGACAGGTGGTTTTATCGTAGACTAAGTCACGCCGTGAAAACGGCTATACGATACCATGAAAAGACACACACTTTGAGCAACTAAGCGTCTTTATCAACCACTGAAGGTTTGGTTGTACATTTGAGTTCATCAGTACACGGATGAGATCTGATTAGCCTTTTCTTAAGGTAAGGCTTCTCACGGGGCTTTGCTTCTTTACTCATAGAAAGCAGATTGTGAGGGGGAACAATAAATCCTAAATTATAATCATCGCCAGCGGCAATAAACCATTGTTGTGGTATTGTAGAACCAACAGTGGCTATGCCAATAGGCGTAATAAAGGGTATGCCTGCAGTACTAGGATCAGTAAAGGTATAAGGCAAATTGTTGTACCAAGGTATTTCAACTCCTAACATGGGATAAATGTTGGGAATCGTACCTACCCTCCCTGATGAACCATTTGCATAAGAATCAATGTCAGGAACGACAAGATACTGTGCATCTGGAGCACCATTGGAGGTTATGAACTTTTTCCTTCGAGATCCACGCCAAAACATGAAGCATTGGGCGTAGAAATGAAAAGGGACGGAAAATGCACCGGTATAAAAAGCACCGGGCAACGGCAGAGTATTATCCTCTGACATATCCATTGCATAACGTTTAAACATATCGTTCATGCAACCTGTCATCTCAACCGAGACGAAACCTTTCTCGAAAGAGCAGGACGCTCCATCAATAATAGGATCAAAGGATTTCTTGAATTCAGACCGAACATCACATTGTGCAAATATTCGAGTCTTAGAACTTGGGGGGGGTGCGGAAGTAAGCAGTTGAAACTGCATATCGGGACCTCCAGATCGCCAGACAGCAACATAGATTGTAGAATCAGATACTTGGGATTGTCCGATGATTGGAGTTATCAATTCAGTGACTAACACTGGTCCGGGATTAAGGCCGTCAAATTGACGCCAATGAGTTTCCCATAGATAAGGAACAGTAAGAGTTAGTGTAGTATCACCTTTGATATCCACAATTTTGGAAATAACGTCACCAGTTGTTGTGACAGCGGAAGTCCAATTAACATAGTTCAAAGAAATTCTCACTCTGCAAGAAGTAAAGGCAGTAGTGAAGAATTGGAACATGTATTTGATAGAACCTCTCCAAAATTGATGCGTTCGTGACGCCATCCAAAGAAAGTCAGGTTGACCTTCAGTATTGTCGACAGAATAAGGAGTACAGTAAATTGAGAATTGAGTTTGAGCTGTATCTAAAATATAAACCTTATGAAGCATAGGAATGCTAGTAAACTGATTTAACGACATGGATGATGATTCGCCTCCCATAAGTTGGGGCAAGGAAGCGACTGCTGGAGCTTGATAAAGAGAGAGAACTTGAGAGTTATCTATCCCATCAGCTTGAACCCAATCTCGAGTCATTTCGATCGAAACGGGTTGTTGTATGGCAACCGTGGTCGGTTTGTCCATAGCACTAAAAATCAACTTGAAAACGTCAAGAATAGGATCAATGACGCCTCCGATGATAGGGATAGAACGCAAAAAGGGCCTTACGTACTTACCCAACAATCCACCTGATGTGGTATTGTTTTTAGTTTTGTATTCGGCTTCGTGTTGATCAGAGTCAGCACGAGTGCCAGTGGTCCGGATCGAACCATCGGCCATACGAATATCTTTTGATTGTGCTTGAACACGGATTTTCTCCCCTCGTTTAAGGCGGGAAGGAACTGATGGTATATAACCAGCAACTTCAATGTCCGTGAATGATGCATAAATCTGAACATGCACATCCTCAGATACGTCAGGAGACGTCGTAATGAGGGGAAACAATGTTCGAAAATACACCGTGGCGATCTCTCCAGAATCGTAGGAAGTCAAATTAATGAATGTCTTAGGTGAGAGATATGGAATGGTGAAAGTGCAAGCTTGTTGCGTAGAAGCAGACAAGGTGATAGGGCGCATACCGGTCGAGTTAAAAAGACCTGGTGTGGTTATGGTCGTGCAAGGAAGCCACGCCACAATAATAGCACCCATGTGATAAGGTGTTGAGTTCATACGAACTTCGACTTTGACTCCAGCTCTAAAATATAAAAATGATGAAAGAGCATCAGCAATAGCGCTTTGTGCAAACAAGCATGACGGGAACGTCAATGCAGGATTAGCAATGGAATCAGTCCAAAGAGTTTCGTAAACTAAATAATTTCTCGATAAGATTCGAGAAGGAACTTGCGCAGGAAAAGGATTATCTATAGCACCATGTAGCTGGGCATAGGAAAGTACTGGTCGTACTATCACTTCTTCTTCAGCATCATTAAAATGCGTAAGTTCTTCTTGTCTTTCGGGACCTACTTCTTCGGTTTCGAGTAGGGTTTTGTCTTGTATCTTTGTAGATGATTGTGCAGACCGTTTACTAGATATTCCACTTTGGCCTAAGTGTGGATACTAGGATTGGTTAATTTTTGTCCGAATGCAGCCTGGATACTTCTGATAACGCCATCAAAAGTTTGGATCATGCAATCTCGGGCTCACAGGAGCGAATCGTGTGAGTCTCCGGCAATTTGATGTTTTAAGTCGTCTCCGACGGGTCCTTTTAACAATGAAACTGGTTATTGATGTATTTAAGCATCAAACCATTATACGTTTCAGTGTAAACCTTCTTCGGATCAAGAAGGCGAATGAATTCGTTGAGTCTTGGAACCTCAACATTAAAAACATCTTTCCCATGGTGAAACCATTCGGAACAAGCAGTACGCAAGTTCTCAACAGTTTGATCCTTGAGAGGCTTTTCATCAGCACGTACCCATTGGCACATACTATAAAGACTAGCGCGTTCTAAAGGAGCGAACACGCAATTTGGACTTTCTGGGTCTATTCTGAATTTCCTTTGGAGAAACACAAAATCTTTCTCATCAACAAAAGGCTTGTCAATGGGAGTTTTATCTGGATTGGTAATATTCCAGTTGAATTGTTGATAGAATAATTTACTTATAGTAATCGCATTAAAGCGTTCTCCAAAATCAACATGGACACCTAGTCCTGAATCATCTCCGAAAACGGCAAGAGCACACCATTTATCGAAATCATCAGGGGCTTCGGTGATAAGTTTTCGCCAAGCATAGCGGAAACAAATAGAATTAACAATCGAATTGAGAAGGGATGTAAACCATGATCCTGAGGGCATCATAGATTTAGAAAACACTCTGTTACCAAGCACGTAGTAAGCATGCAAAGTAGAGGTAACAAGAATGTAAATTTGCTTTCCCCATTCGGAATCTTTATCAATTCCGAGAATATGACACATCTCTTCAGATACGAAGGGAGCTATACGGTACACAAAATTCATGTCCCAAGCTGGAGTGTCAAACGCGATAAGCCGAGTTTTCGCACCATGTTTAAAGAGACGACGATAAAGAAGTCCCCAATGATTAGAATGAGCATTAATGCCCAGGGCGATATCAGACTCGGTTGGATACGCACATATGGCTTCTTTTAAAGTGCCACAGTACATTTTGCACCGAATAGTGTGTGCTTTCTCCATAACCGCAAAAAGACGAGAGTTTCCTGAAGCAACTCTGTCTATTGTTCGTGTCTCATCTTTAAGACACAATGTGGCGAATGCTGGCGGCATAATACCCGCTTTAGCCATTCTCTCCTGTTCGTCAAGCTGACGTTGGAGCTCTCCACATATTTTGAAAGGGTCGCGTTCGACCATATCTTTCAATTTAATACCTCTCTCAGCGAAACCTGGTCCGCTGGATTTTGCTATAGAAAAGGAAGGAACGTCAACATTGTACTTTCCATTGAGCGTCTCTTCTACAGTCAAAATTTGATGCAAGCGATGAGGCATGCCTGCGTTTAATACACCCTTGAAATTGCCGGGATGCGTTAACAAAGGATCCATTTTATTGGCTTTCGTACCTTTGTATTTAGCTAAGGCGACGTCTCTAGGTTTAATGAGAACGCCATCCGCATTGCGAAACGGAGCAAGTTTCGCAGGTGCTTTCTGAATGGGATATGGACAATTTAGATATGTCCCATCAGGTTTAATAATCCCTTCTTGAAACAGAGAAGGCACCAGCTTTGTTTTACTTGGCAAATGTATGGTATAATCGATATTACCAATATGGCGGGTTCCAGGGAGTTCGTTGGACTCAGCTGTATATTTAAATTTCATTCCGCCAGAAGGCAACACCGGATCACCAATAGGTATGTGGTCTTGGGGTGTGAACTTTCCTTCGATATCATCAATGTAGATGGGTGCAACTATGGAATCGCGACCAACACCTCCAATGTGAATAAAAGGTAGTTTCTTATCGAATTTATTATTGAACATCACATAAGTGAAACCGCAAGCGCCAGCAAATCCGGCACATTCTCGAACCACAAAGGCACCTTGTACGTCCTTTAACATAGTTCTTCCGTTAATAGTAACTTCGGTTTCAATATCACGAATGCAATCCACAACAGCACCTTTGGTAACTACAAGAGCACCTCGGTTAAATTCGCAACGAGCAGGACCATAGCCTGAGAGATCATCGCCGCGAGAAGGCATGTGAGGAGTCATATCTTTCATGTGAGCACGTCCTTTGAACGCAATATAAGTAACATCGCGTTCAGGATACTTCACAAATGAAAGTTCGTGAGAAGAATAAATTTCTACAGCCGCTTTGTCTTCAACTGAAATTTGATAAATACAAATAGAATCAACTGTTGAAGGATATTCAAACATGTGGGCAGCACAAACTGCTATGCGGCCTTTAACAAAGAAGAGAATTGCAGATATTGTGGCACCATCTGCATAAGTAACTGTAAAGGGATAGGAATTCCCTACAGCACGAGTGGCTATCTCATAACTTCCTTGATCAGAAGTTTGAAGCTTAACTCTTGCACCATTAACAAGTATGGCAGGGGTCTTGCCAAAAGGATGCATACGAGTCATAGTACGATCTCGTGTTTCTTTGTTGTCTTCAGATTGGGCTTCAATTCCCATCTTCTTCCTCGAAATAAATACTGCAAGAACGACAGCAAGAATTCCCATAGCGGCAGTAGTAATGCCAAGAATAACGGAGGAAACAGCAGGATCACCAAGAGCGGCTGCAAATCTGTAGTAATAATGCCAACACGTAGTGTGCCAATGCATCTTGGGAAACAACGTGAATTCTGTAGAACCATTAGGAAGATTCTTGTATTTCACGGCCCTTTTCAAACGAACTCCAGCAGTAGTATGTTCAAAGGTCTTGAACCATGTATAAAATTCGGAATCAGGAGTGTCAGTTTGAATAGAAGAAAACATCTTCAAATGATCAGAAGCAGTCATCTGGAGAAGCAACGCATTGTAATGTGTAAAGAAATTTGGATGAACACCAAAAGCCTGACCCATTTGAATAGCATTAGGATAGGAATGTTGAAAATCATAGGTGGGTTTTCCTGTAACTAACCAATCTCCGTGGAACAAGAGATGATAATTAACAGATTTCCATGAGGCTATAAAATCCCAAGATGTAGAACTATTCCATTGATTTGCCAAACAAATGGCTTTCATTGCGGGTTCAACGTTCTTCATCACGTAACTTTGTTCTTTCTTGGCCCAAAGAGCAAAAGTTTTGTTGAGTTTAAAATTTCCATATTCATATCTTGTCCTCATCGCTTGCCTTGATAGCGTACCATCAAAAGGATCAAAATCATCATACTCGACGGGTTCATAACCGTTGGAATATTTACTGCTTCCCATACCTTGCGCTAGAATACGTTTGAGTTTTACAGGATCGAGATAATTTTTAGCAAGCATACAGTGGGATGAGTCCATAGTGGACATGTACTTGTCCATTTGTTGGGCAGCTTTCTCACGTTCTTGTAGTTCACGAACAATGAGTTGAACAAGCTGATCATAATTGACACGAACGGAATTGGTCTTCCCTTTAATGTCAAAATTCCATTTAAGGAAATCTGCTGGAGTCCAAGCATCGGTTTTAACACCAAACTTCTCTGTAGCAGACATTTGCACTCGCATTCCCATTCTGCGGTACAATGATTCGGGATCTGTTATTCCCAGTTCTCGAGGAAGGTCCATAGCATTGGTAGAGCTAATAATGAACTTTGACTCGAAGGACGTCATTCCTTTGTCCTCTAGAGAAGCCATATGCAACGGAAATGGATTAGTATTCACCATATAAATGAACTCCATGGCAGCAGTTGTACGCTTCTCTTTATCTTTAACTTGGAAAACATCGTCAACGGTAGTACACCATTGACCATGATAGGCATCCCAAAACTCTTGATCGAGTTTGCGTTCGTATTTGGAATTGTTGTTCCATTTCTTTCCTGTCAAATTCTCATAAACTGCAGGAACAAAAACTTCCATAAATTTGGTCTTTCCTTGGTGCGGAATACCAAACATGTAGAGCCAATAAGGTTCAATACGAGTTTTATGTTGTCGAAGATTTTGCATAGCTTCGTGATACAACGGCATGTACGCCATTTGCATCCGATTAATTTCTTGTGCAAAACCAAGATTGCGCATCACAGTACTTCCGGCAGTTTGTTTGTACCGGAGAATAGTCTGATAAGCATCGACTACGAGACGGCAGACAGCAGGATCAGATGTCATGTCGGTTCGTATATTCTCTCGACCAAGGATCTCGGTTTGGTCCTTGATGAGATTGGACAATGCGTGAATCTCCTTACTCTTGGTAAAGTAAGGGTGTCCTGTAGAAAACTGAGCAGCAGCATCAATGAACGTGGAAGCATGTTCAATAACACTACTAACAAAATCTTTAACAGTTTTGCAGGTAGAAAAAAAGGCATTGAGTTCTTTGAATGGTGCAAAAGCGTTGTTCACACTTTTTGCAGCATCACCAAAGAAGGCAGTGGACATGCCAGCAATAGCAGCAATGGTGAATGGAGTTTTGTCGTCTCCTTGACCTTTCACACGCCATTTTCCCTTTACCTTTTTCCACCGATTAAGCTGGGGATCATCTTCATCAGTCTCAAACAAATCCAAAGGATCGTGTGGAAGTTTGGGAAGGACAAGTGTATCAGGAAGAGAACTTCTTCTTTTGCGTGGTAGGGGCAAAGGCCTAGCTCCAAGATCGGGAGCTTCTGGCAACGGCTTCTGTACCAAAACCTGAATAGGCTTGTTAAACGCAACACTATCCTTAGAAAAATCGAACATTCCTTCGGACGGTAATAAATGAATCTCAGGAGGATCGGCTTTAACACCGGTTCCCCACGCTTCAACTTCTTCCATGTCGATCATGTTTCCATGACCATCTGTAATATTGAAAGGAACTTCTTGAGCAGGAGGATCAGTAACCTTCCTCAAGGTTTTATCATCAAGCTGGATGGCGCTAAGGATAGTAGCGGGATCATCTTGGGACATAGGACACATGGTAAATGTCCTCCATGTAACCCAATCTCGACCAGATATACACTCTTCATCGAAAGAAAGAGCTTGTACCTGTTCGATAAGCTTAACAAAATATGGTCGCCAATCTTCAAGTTCAGACATCATCTTGTGAAGGGCAGGAGCCAAAGTCTCACAGTGGTTTCTAAACTTAGGAACAGAAGCAAAGATAGCGACGATGTATGTGAAATCAACCTCTCGATCAATATCACGGGGCTTCTCATCAAATTTGCAACCTTTGTTGCAGTAACGACAATATAGTTGAAACATTGCTAATTGTACATGCATTGGAACTTCGGAAATGAGCTTCTTACGTCCATATGCATTCTGTAACATGGAACCAGCAACGGTACAACCAACGACAGCACAAAATATACCGATGGCAATCCCAACGGCAAGAGGATTGTGTGCAAATGCGACAAAAACAACTGAGGCAGAAATAGCTACTATAAGGAGAGCAGCATACTGCCACCAATTGGCAATGGAGGGTGCAGTGGCGCGGAAAAATTCAATGACTTTGTCACGAATAGTGGCATAAACACTAGTGATAGTGCTCTTACAAGTCTGGTAGGCATCACCTATTGTAGATTTGACATTCGTGTAAAGAGCAGAGGACATGCGAGCGGTCATCCAGGCTGTGAGCCTTTTGGTTAGACCATCAACAAATCCTTGTCCTTGAAAAGTAGAATTTCGGCGGTTTAAAAGCATGTGCTTAAAAAGTGGTGTGAGCATGTCTGCACGTGAGGCACAATAATAATTGTACCATAAAACCGTGAGACGGGTATGTGAATGAAGAACTGGTTGGGCGAATTTTGCAGCCGTAATCTCAGCATGTAGAAACGCAGTTCCATTTCTGAAGTGTCGGTTCACTTCGAAGGCATTAGGTATATAGCCTCTAAGGAAAACAAGGTCGCAATAAGGGACCATAGATGACATTTTCACAGGGGTAGAGCAAAAGCCCCTGTTAATCCAACTGAAGCGGAGTGCATCCAGTGTGGCTTCTTCATCTCCCGGCACTATCCAGGGTATGGTTGTTAAGTGCGGGTGTTTTTTTGTATAGGATCGTATCTGTTTTAATAACTGTTTGCGAGAATCCTTTACATCTCTATCGTTTAATGTGATCTCGTTGTCACATTCGGGGTATGGCTCTGCTGAAAAGAGCCGCTCAAGACACGATTCATCATGTTCGAATCGTTCGTGTTTGAGGTGTGGGTTTTGTTTGTTGAAAGGTATTGAATTAAGTTTACTCATATGTTAGAATAATTTTATCCTCCCTGTATGACCATGGATCAGGGACGACTCGGAAGTACCTCAGACCAACCTCGGTTGGCATATCAGTACAGTGCTTCCATCAACAATTTACAACGCAACTGCTACTTACAGATGTTCCCTTGGGTGTGGGATTCAACATCTGGTGTTACTCGTTCCAAGACACAAATTTAACGGTGTCGACTGAGTTTTACACTAAGAAAGTGACCTAGACTAAAAATGGGAACTTTACAGTTTTTCCACTAGTAGAGAAATAGACGGTTGAGAAGATATGAGGCATGGAAAGCGCCCAAGTCCCAGCAAACTATGCTGAACTAGCTTATGTTCTGACAGAACATAGGAAAACACCATACATATAATATGTAACGGATGAAATAAGAAGAAGCACATGCCCTAGGCAAGCGTGATGTCAAGACTTGTTAGGTCGAGCACATCTAGATATTGCAGAAGCCTGCTAGGCGATCATGCACTTCTAAAATCAACGTTATAAAGACCTGCGAAAGTCCATATTTAGTTTATCGGGTGAATATCAATGACGATATTCAACCGTGGGAAAGTTCCTAAACTCCCAAGGAATTGAATCGTAACGAAACTCATAGTTCGAACAATCTTACGTTATGGTGGGCGGGGCTCTCAATCCCCTAAAGATCAACTACCATCGAGACGGGCGTAACTCCGAAAACGTTTGAATGAACAAACTACTTGGTAAGTAGTTCGCACACTGTATCTAGTATTTTCATAAAAGGTAATACATTCAAGTATCACAGTGTTCCAGAAACTCTTCTGGATAGATTGTCATTCTAAAAACGACAACAAATTATATCAATCGGTTTGATAAGGCACCTTGACAATTTGGGTTTGTCAAAACCATTGTTTGTTAAACATCACTCTTTTAATAGAGTGAGAGAAAATCTCCAATTTTTGAGAAAATTGAACTAAAAAGAAATAT